AGTTTGCATTAACAACCGACGAAGTTCTAATTCGAAATCGTCACGGCGGCCGGCAACCATATTCACTGAGGGGATGCCAATCCATGACTTATCATACGCAGACAATGCAATCTGCACAATATCTTCTGGATTATTCATCTTCAGTTGCCGTTGAAATACTCACATCTTCAGGATCAAATTCACTCTGATACTTCATAATCAATGAATCACAAATTTCACTGTAGAGTACTTGCTTTCGAATGGGATCTGCATCTAAGAATCCTTGAAAGTCCTTGGATTGAAACTTCGTTTCTTCTCCCGTAACAGGATCGACATAGGCATACCATGCACCTGCCTGCTTGATAAGTTTATTTTCCTTCAGTACCTTCAACCAACTACCCAAATCGTCAATGCCACGATTAAAGTAAATTTCAAATTCTGCCATGCGATGTGGCGGTCCAAGGCGATTCTTCACAACATTTGCCTTCACCTTCACACCAATCACATCACCGTTTGAATTACTAATCTTACCGAGCAACGATAACCGAAGACGAGTGGATGCGTGGAATGCAATAGCCTTACCACCCGAAGTTGTCCACGGATCAGAGAACGCCATTGCATTCATCTTCTGACGGAGTTGATTGGTGAACACCAGTGCAATTCGTTCCCGACCAAGAAGGCCCGTGATCTTACGCATTGCCTTACTAATGATAATGGCCTTATCAGTGGCATATCCATCCTTTCCGAAGTCTGCTTCCATTTCCTTCTTTGTGGATGCAGCGGCTACAGAATCTACGACGATGGTAACAATCTTATCTCGCTTCTTGGGATCTTTCCGAACACTTTCAATAATAACGGTGATTGCATCAAAGATTTCTTCAACCGTCTGTAACTGCACATATACCAACTTATTCATGTCAATACCGACTGCCTTAAAGAACTCTGCATTGACCGCAGTTTCGGTATCAATAAGTACCCCTACTCCACCCCTTAACTGTGTGTTTGCGATCAACTGTGCCCCTATCAGAGACTTCCCAGACCCCTCTAACCCAGTGAGTTCGGTGATTCGCCCAACTGCAATTCCACCATTCGGCCTATTGCTGATTGCGACATCCAACATCGTTGCTCCCGTAGAAACAAAGTCTGTAAAGTCGGTTGGCGTTGATTCGCGGCCGTCAAGAAAAAATGCAACTTGATCGCTGTCCTTATTCATTTTATTCAAAGACTCTGCAATAAGTTGGGCCAGTTCATCGCGATCTGGTTCTTGAATAACCTTTTTATCTATTTTTGTCATAATATGTTCCTATAGTATAATAACGTGAATGACCCACCATAGTAATATAGTGGGCCACGCAAGTAAAGTCAAGTGATTTTAGTTATTAAATACATCGTCAAATTCGTCAACCATATCCTTGACTGATTTTGACTTAAGTTCCACGGATTTAACTGCCGTTGGAGAGGTAGGATTAACAATTGATGCTTCCTTCACGGGAGCAGCAACTGGCATAGTCTTCGCTGCGTCTGGATCAAGATAACGTTCCAGTGCAACCTTCAATTCTTCGTAGGTAGGTTCTTTAAAAATTGAACGAATGTCAGGTTGTTCCGTAAGAAACTTCTGAATCTTCTCGGGAGAATCGGCCAACGGCGTTTGGTTTGGCTTTGGACGAACCATTGTCTTTGCAAAACTGGTATCACTCTTTTCTTGTGGAATATACTCCACCACAACATCCCGACCGTTCTGTACATCGGTGATGTCACCATAATCAGGATCGGAGATAATCGACAACAATTCCGTGTATACAATCTTACCGAACGACATGAAACGAACACCCTTCTCTTCTTCGCCGCGAACGATGATGGGAACGAATGTACGGAGCTTTGGACGGAATGGACGTGCCTGCATCCAATCATCCTTAGAACCACCTGCCTGCAACGCATCGGCAAATTCTACAATAGGATCACGGTTGCCGTTTGAGGTGGGAGAAAGATGTGTCTTGTTGCCAAGATAATGGAAATATAATTCAACGAAGGGATTTTCCTTGTTGTCCTTCCACGGAACGATGCGAATAACCGTCTTTCCTTCCGTGGGCTTCCAGAGTGCGTCTGTGCGGTCGTTCTGACGAGTAAACTGGTTGAGTTTCGATTTGAGTGCTGAGATGTTAATTCCCATACGTGTGTACCTCTTAGTGTTTAGAATGTTTTGTTTAGTGAGTTTAGTGCCCACTTTATAAAGGTAGTGGGCTGACCTTAGTTTGTCAAGAGGTAAATATTATAATTCAATAATATCTGATAATTTTGTATTTACCACTTTCAATTTTCCATATGCAGTAACTAATACTGAATTTTTTAATTCTTCCCAATTAATACGAAAGGATTTATCTAATACGCCATTATTTTTCATTTCAATCAATTTATTAATTGCATTTATTGTATAAATTGTATTCGTTTGTTTCTTTCTGTGCACCGAAATGGTGGATGCCGGTGGTACTACATTTGTATTTGCGTTTGTAATATTATATGTTAATACCAACTGGTTTGTATCAGCAACATTTTCCAGTAAATATAATTTATTGAAAACTAAGGTATATGAATTTTTTATAGTATCAATGGTATTTTCTAATTCGTTTACGGAAGTGAATGTACACAATAATTGTGCGTCATGGTTCATATATAACATCCATTAAAGGTATAACAACCTTCTTATAAATATTATACAACACCGTCAAACAACCATCAAACTTCCGTGGGGGTTATGTATTTAAGAAACTGCACGACCTTTTAATTGTTCCCAATCCTTTTCTGGTCGGTCTATGGTAATATTACGATTCCACACAGAATCTAATACGGGAGTGGGTATATTTAGCAATTTTGCTACGTGACGAATGGCAGAGATATCCTTTGGAAAACATGACCCAGAATATCCCCTGCGACCGTCTGGGCCAGGAACTTGCCAGTGCGATTTACCCGCACGAGAATCAAACGGTAATGTTTCTCGCACAACTTCCCAATCCACGTTCATTGCACGGGCAATGGATTCCATTTCGTTGGCAAATGATACTTTCGTAGCAAGAAATGTATTGCATACATATTTGTAAAATTCTGCGTCGGTTGAATCAATAATGTTTGCATACTTAACACTTGTAACAGTGCTTTTTATTTCTTGTAATACTTCCCACGCAATATCGTGTCGGGCAGTTCCCGAAACCCCGAGTAATATAACATCTTGTTGTAAATAATCTGATTTGTAATTTGCTTCTGTTAAAAATTCAGGATTGAATAATATGGTGTGCAACGGATTTGCCAACTGTAACTGTAATGTAGTTGATGGGGGTACCGTTGATTTTATAATTACTATCTTGGGTGTGCCGCTGTTGCAAATATCAGTCACCACAGATTGCACAATAGATATGTCCGATTCTCCACTAGATTTCATAGGAGTGGGGACCGCCACATATATTAAATCAGATACTTCTGTTAATTCCGTTAATGTTGCACACGTTGGATTTGTTGCAGAATTAACATCAAATGTGTGTACCTTGCGGTTTTTTAGTGCATATGCGTTTAATACCGCACCGCCCACGTATCCTAATCCAACGATTCCTATCTTAAAACTCATAACCATATCTCCTTAATATTACCGTATGTATTCCCCGAATATACCCGCACTGGGAATGTTTTATTTTCTTCTAAAATGTCTTGTATCTGCTGCAATAGTTCGGTATCCATAGTTTGTATATCCAACAGTATACTATCATATGTATATAATACCAAATGCGCCGTTGTATTTTTTATGAGGTCAATAATGCGTGTGAGTTTTGGTAATGTTCTTACCATTTCCAACGATTGCATGTAATAGTTAAATAATTTGCTTGCATTTGGCGTGATTACATCAACCGTAATACCACTGGGTAATTCGATGGTATTTGTATATTCATATTGCTTTCTATGTTCATGAATCTTTTCAAATAATTCAAAATTATATGTTTCTCTACTCATTCCATACATAACTTCAAACGTTCTCCGTTTACTTTCCGCATACATATCTTCGGTAATATCCATTGTATTAAAATATATTTTGGCAAGTTCCGTATGAATAGATTGCTCACTGGGTAATTCTACGTTCAATTCATTTGCCATCAATCGTAAATGATATGCCTCAAAGTCCATTTGAACTAATGATCCAAGCGGATATCTACTAATGAAACTATCACGGGAACCATCTGATTTGTTTAGTGCGGCAAAATTCATTCCGCCAAATCTATTACTTGGACGACCTGTTGCAGTATACGGATTATATTCAGTGTATACCATGTTGGATTTGAAGGCACGCATTGCATCCGAAGAAAAGTGCTGTGAGAGCACTGTTCTATCTATACACATTCCGGCATTTTCAATATTCTGCAACGTGTTCAATAATTCGTGCATATACGTATACTGTTTCGATGGCGTATATACATTCATAATTGGTAATAATTCTGTATTATAGTCGGTGAGAATGTTGCTCCACACTGTCAATGGAATAATTCGATTACCGTTGCGCATATTATAAAATGTAGTATACGTATCATTTACATATGGCGTAAAGAAATCTTTTAATACTGGTATATTGAGTTGATGAATATAGGCTACCGCCGCAAGATCAATATACGAAGTTGATAGTACTTTAGAGTTTGCCGTAAAGCAGAGTGCATTACCAACGGGCAACGCAAAGTGTGGGGCATCATCATGACTAATAGATACTACAAAGTGTTCACCGTTCATGAACGTTATGCATACACATAACAGTTCATTTTCCATGACATGATAGTATAAATCACGAAAGATCGGTGTGCAAATATGCATCTCCCGATCCATTCGTGTTTTTAACTCGTTATATTGTTCATAACTATTAATAACCATTTAGACCTCTTCGGCGAACCAATACTCCAGATAACTTGTAATATACTTCAACAGTCCCCCAAAAGTCAAGTCCGCCTCGGAAACTACTACACGGTTTGTATCTTCTACCCCGAAAATCGTTACCCCGTTTAATAATGTCATATTTTGTTTTTTACCAACAATCTTCCATTTTACGGTTGTAGTAATGAATCGGGGATTTTCTTTGAATTCCTCATATTGACTATTATCTACTTCAACAATAAAATCTTTATCGGTGACCTGCCGCACAAAATACCGCATAATAAATTTATTCTTGGCATCTGTTTGTGTAACCGTGGGTAAAACTTGTGACGGCATTTTATCTAAAGTATCTATTAATTGCTGTTCGTTAGATTTATAAAGTTTCTGTATTAAGGCAAGGTCGATCATTGTCGTCTTGCCTCATTTAATATTTTGGGGTTGCCCTCATTTAATATTTTAAACATGGCTTCTTTCCACTTTTTTCCTAAGTAATTAAACGTGGCATGTACGCTGGTTTGCCATCCATCCGGCCCGATAGTTTCTTCTATACTCATGACTTGAAATGCACCGAACGCTTTATAAAATGCCGGCAATCTATCAATCCAAAACAATTCCCCAACTCGCAATCCGGCAATTCCAGGTAACGAGAAGTCGGCAGAGATTGATAACGCACCAGGTGATGCACCAAATGCATTTGCATATACCCCGTCTGCTTCGTTTGCAATAGACGCAACCATGTATTCTGGAAATACTTCTATGTATCGGAATAAACTTTGTAGTCCCGGAAATTGTCGTATTTTTTCTTCTACCTTGGTTTCCAGTTCGTTTAATCTTGCATTTACTTGATCACGCATTTGCTGGGCCTGCGCACATTCCTTACACTTTGCCTCTTTTTTAGCAGTTTGTTGAGCAGTTGGTGTTGGACCAGCAGGTGGTACTGGCGTTGATGTTGGCGGTGCTTCAACGGCGGCGTTCCACTCGACGTGAATGTGGCTTTTGCTACTAAACTCGTCTAAAACTTCATACCCCCCGAACCCCCTCCATAATCTTAGAACATCATCGGCGTGTTCTCGTTTGTGTACAGGTATATCTATAGCTTGATTATTATAGTGCGCAGACTTCTCTATATGGCCACCAACAGTAGTATACCCAGCCTGTGCGAATATTTGATTTTCTGTTATTGCAAACTCTTTGGCCCACGTTGATACATTTGCTGCACGCTGTATTGCAAATGTAGAGATATGCGTATTTACATTTGCTTGTACTTGACTCTTAGTTTTAGGAGGGGCCCCGCCAGTTACTATATTCGTTTTTCCGCCATATACTCCTGAGCTGTTTGGTTGTGGACATTGATTACAAATACTACCACTTGCTGCAAAATAATCATCCGCCGTTTTTTTATTTTTTATTAAATTTGCATTGTCAGCTGACATACCGTTTACATCTATCGGTGTTGCCGCAGTTTGACTGCCACCGCCGGCGGTGAGTGCAGGCGTTTGTGCATTGGATTGTCCACATATACCGGCGTCTTGTAATAGTTTAAGACGTTCAGTTTTAGGAATAATCGTTATATCTGGACTATCATAATATTGCTTATTATCTGCACCTGTTTTTGTACCCATTAACGAGATAATGGCAAACATTTGACGCAAGCTATCATTGGGATCGGATATTTTTGGAGATTTTGCATAATCGGTAGGTTCTGCATTTGTTGCAGTTTTCTCACGTGCAATTTGTTCTGGTGATTTATTTAAATTTGCTAAATTTTCTATGTCAGCGCCCTGTACTAATCCCCCGTTAGCAATTTGTGCAAACATTAGTTTTGGTAACGATAAATCTACAGTGCAATCAATTAATTCCGATCCCACTAATTTACCAGTTTCCGTTATTCTAGTATATTTGTTAAATACATGTACGTCATTTATAAATTTTTTCACTGCTACATCAGAACTTTCTCGAAAATTTGCATCAACCACCATATAATTATACGAGTGGCCGGTGGTCTGATCGGCTTCCGCAACGTCTAATGTTAATTTCCAATAGTTCTGCGTTGCCGCATTCATGCGCTCTAGTAAGTTAGTAATACCACGTAATATGGTATTACCAGATAACATACATTCTTGAATTGCCTTATGATTTAACCAAATGCCTGCACTTAAAAATCCCCGGTCAACCTCAACACTTCCACTGACAGCAGATGTTGATTGATCGAACAGTCCCTTGTCGGGGCCGCCATCATAAAATTGTCTGGTTTGATCAGTTTTTGCATAGAACGTTTGTCCCGAGGTTGGTAGATTATAATTTGGATTTTTCTCTGCTTCGATGGCCGCCTTTTCATTAACAATAATCATGGTATCAGGTCGAACAGATCGTAAAAACTTATTCATACCAACATACGATTCATATGGATCATTGATATATTTCATATTGGCAACATTTGTTTTCGACCGATCATAGTCCGACGCATACGGTAATAATAATCCTATTTTCTCCATTTCTTTACCTTCTACTGCTTTAGCAAAAATGGATTTTACGCCCACCTTATCATTATTTAATACCACGTTAACGAAAAACCTCCATGATATAAAATATGCATCTTCGCCAAATCCACTTTCGTCTTCACTAATGTTTGGCTTCTTATCTGTATCAGTTGGTTCTCCGCTACTTTTATTTCCGCGCTCAAAATATTGCACATGGTTTTTCCAAGCGGCTGCGGCACCCTTTCCATTTTTGGTAGCATCAAGTAGTGATTTAAAGTTATTACCACCGGCCGTGGTTTTAGAAAAATACGAAAACACACTATTGGTATCGGTACAAAAATATTTTGTGGTATCATCTTTTGCAGGAGTTACTGTATTGATCGTTGAATATGCCCACGAATCTTCTGACGGGCCTACAATTTTCACCGTACAATTAAACGATCCATCGGGATTTGATTTTGTATTAAATCCGGCAACTCGACCAAACATCCACATGTATTGACCCTGTGATGGATACGTATACTTTTCTAAAATTTCTTCTAATCCTAATTTATTGAGCGCCAATTTATCCTTAAGTAATTTTTCTACCTCTTCACGATTATGCCACGGAAATAAATATTCGGAAATATTATTCAATTCCCCGTAATCAGATGAACCAGCTGTGGTTGCAAATTGTTGTCCCCACTCCAACACCATTCCAATTCCAGGAACTAAAAATTTTCTATGTAATCCTTCCAATTGAATTAATGACGGAACGGAAATTTCCAATTGTCCGTATGCCAACACCCCATTCTTGTTTCTACCGATGGTTACTTTTGTAATACCCGGTGGCGGAACTCTTGTAAAATTTGTATTGGTAAATAAGCTTGCACGTAAATCAAACACCCGTGATGTTACTTCTTCTGCGGGATCGTCGGCGTACACTCGTTCGTTTGTACCATCACTGCGATACGTGTATCCTAATAATGGCATTCCGCTATTGTCACCACTTGAATACATGTTCTCGTATTTTACATCTTCATTTATTGCATGCAATCCAAGTGTGAATCCAAGTTTATCACCCACCTTAAGGGTGGTTGTGGCTTTTACGAACGGCATGGATATTTGTACAGTATTATCTAATGCTGCCCGAGCATCTAATACATTTCGTATATTTTTATTTATAACTCTATAAGAAAAAGACCCTTTGTCATGTGCCATAATATTTTAATAGTTTTGAGGTATAATAATAATTGTTCCTGGCTTAATAAATATAGAGCCGTTCAGTCCATTATTCGCATTTGCGACAACATACCACAAAGTTGCCGACCCCAAATATTTGTAGGCAATAGTATCCCAGCGATCACCCATGCGCGCTTCATAGGTATATTGAAGTTGATCTTCAATAGGATCAACGGGGATTCCCGATGAGTAATATCTCTCCCCCTCATCAGTTTTATTAATCACAACACTGCGTTGATATTTTGGCATAGTTTATGGTGGATAAAGGTTGAATCCAGTTTCAGGATCGGTGTCTGGGAGAGGTTGGTATGGCAATGATTCCTTTTCGGGAATCCCCGCCAGTAACTGACGGCGGTCTGCTCGGAAATCTAACGGTCTTTCGCCTCCCGGTACATCTTTTGCGGGATCTATTGGTTTATTTTTTGGTTTGGAAACTGGTATTTCTTTACTAAATCCACTCATTGGTTTCCCACTAGTTCCACCATCGGTTATTCCATAGAATGGCGAATCGGCAATACGAGTTGCTTTTTCGATCAACGTAAATTTAATATCCATTTGTGCTGCAAGTGGGACTTGTCTTCCTGCATCAATTTCCCACGACTCCCCCAGTTCAGTGAAATTGGTACTTAAACTCGTAACATATCCTGGTTGATTTACATATACATCACCGATGGTCAACCGTGTAATATTGGGTTGCATAATTCCTTTGTTGAATCCATATGGAAATACCAATCCCGTTAGATAGTTAATACGTCTCCATACTGTTTCTAATTCGGAC